CATGAGAAGTTTTTGCTTATCCTCCGGCACTACCTGCACCAGACGCTGCTCTTCCGGATCCAGGCAATCAAAAAGGAGAGTCTCAAACTCTCCCGTAGTAACTGCATTCTTATTTTTTTCTGGAGCACCCGCTCCAAGAGCATTTTTGTTTCCAGGCTGACCGCCTTTTCGTTTCGCAACGTTGCGTTTCCTCTTTTGCAACGTTGCATTATCCCAGTCATATCTATTCTTCCAGCTTCGGATCGTTCCTTCCGGAATTTTCAAAAGCTCAGAAATTTCAATCATTTTCTTACCTTCCAGGAACAGATCTCTGGCCTGTTTCATTCTGGCATCCGGCGCTCTGGCCATGCACCACCACCTCTCATTCGTTTGTTTTTGGATATAGAAAAGTAAATAAACTATTTTTAATTTTAACTATAAAGAATAGCCGTCTGACCACAATATGGACATATAACGCTTTCCATCTGATCTTGTAAAATACCTTGTACAATTTGTACTGTACTTCCACAATTTGCACACTGAATTATTGAATCCATTTTCTTATCAAATACTATTAGAACATATCCCGGAATACCAAACTGTTGATCTGGAGACCAACTTCTTTCCAAGTCTATTTGTTTCATATAATTGAAATCCTTAGACGAATTAGGA